GATACGTGCGTTGGCTTGTAAGTATGTCTCTACGCTAGTAACAGGAGCGTACCAAATAATTGTGTTAGCCGCAGTTAAGGTCAATCCATGTGACGCTGCCTGTGGCTGGATGATAAGCACTTGTATTTTGTTTGTTTCTTGAAAGTCTTTAATTATTCTACTGCGTTTATTTACAGAGACTTTACCTGAAATAATTTCACACGCTACGCTGTTCTTAGTAAGGAATTCTTTTAGTAGTTCTATGGTGTGAGTAAACGGTACAAACACCAACACTTTGTTAGAAGACTCATCAATAGCTTCTTTAATTACTTTCAAACGACTGCTCACGTCAAACTCTATAACTTCCTTATCGTCGGAGTACACAGCCCCACCAGAGATTTGCAGTAGCTTGTTTAAGTTAGTGGCTGCATTGACGGAAGTAACTTGCTCCCCGTCTGCTTCCATAATCATGCGGTCTTTCAACAGTTTGTAGTAAGAAGCTTGTTGTTTCGTTAGTGGTGCGTCTCTGTCTATGTAAGTAACAGCAGGAAGGTCAAGACACTGATCTTTCTCAAATCTAATCGCAGGTTGTAGAACTTCATGCACCGTCTTGTCCGCATCGGGCTTGGGTCGCCACGTATACTGTGAGACTTTGTGCATCACTTTGTCTCTAAACTGCCCAAAATATTTAGGTGCGCCCTTCGGGTTGATTAGCTTGGCTAAACCAAACGCATCAACCGGGGATTGTGCTGCGGGGGTACCAGTAAGCATCCAAAGCCACGGCACGTTTGCAGTTATGTCGCGTAAAGTTTTCCAGCGGTTTGTTTGTGCGTTCTTGTAGGCGTTGGCTTCGTCAACAACTATCATGTCAAAGCCCCCTTTCATAATCTCGTCTTTGACCACAGCCACGCCATCAAAGTTTATGATGACAAACTCAGAGCCAGCGTTAAGTATTTTCTTGCGCTGCGCCGAAGTTCCGTGCGCTACAGAGCAAGTACGGTGCATGGCAAACTTAAACAAGTCCTCTTGCCATGCTGATTTCATAATAGACAGAGGACAGATAACCAGCACGCGGTTTATCAGACCCTGCTGCATTAGATAGTCAACCGCCCATATCACAGATGCAGTCTTCCCGGTGCCTTGTTCGTTAAAACAAAAGCCTTTCTTGTGCAGTGTTAGGAAAGACGCTGTTTCTTTCTGGTGGTCGAACGGTTCATATCTGCCGGTGTACTCGTAGTCCCGTGCCATAGGAGAAGGTACTTCTTTTACCTTCAACTCGGCCAACACTTGAGACTCGTGTAGCCCCCACGGTATAACTATCTTGTACACGCCCTTTTCTTCCGTGAGCACCTTGTAGTTTTTTACTCGTTCGGTAATCAGATGAGGACGCTTTGTCTTGAGCACGATGGCTCTATCGTTGACTACTTTCACTTTTTATTTCCCTGAGTATTCGTATTTGCATTCGTTTTGCTTCTGCTAACTCCTCGGGAATTTGACTAGCTTTTATCTTCGTTCCAGCGGCTAGCAAGTTTTTAAAATAATATAGCCCTGTTTGTTTTTGCGCTCGAATTTTTTCTGGATACTTTGCCTTATATCTTTTTTTGATACGGCGTCTAGCATCTACACTTTTTCGACGTTTTCTACTTTTTGTGCACGCGCGGCAGTTTTTCTTAAAATAACCTTTTTCTACCCTAAAATTATCTCGTACTAGTAATTTAGTTTCTCCGCACTTACCACAAATACGAGTGGTTCCTTCAGGAGTTTTTAAATAAGGCTTACTTTTTTCTAAAACTTTGTTAGCTAATTTTCTACATGCACGGCATGTGCGTTCCGACCAAACACCACGTGTTACGCTAAAAAATACAGGGCTGAGTTCCTTCTCAACCCCACACACTTTACAAATTCTTAGTTCCATTACTTATCTGTAGAGTGTAAAAAATTTATTTTCGTGTTGCTTTCTTTACGTAGTGCATGATATTCAAGTTGCACTTTAGCAGAATTAATCATTTTCCCAGCTACATTAGCTAATTCTTTTGCGTCCTTTGCTTTTACATCACCAGTTATTAACCCAGTAAAAACATCGGACAATTCATTTCTCAATTCACTTACATTTTTCATATTAGTTTGCACCCTCCTAGGGGGAATAGTTACACTTACTTCTTACGTTTCGCGCTCTCGCGCTTACTCGTTTCAGATACTAGATTTCCTTTAGAGTCCCGTTTAAAGGACCGGTTCCGTGATTTACTCTCTACTCTAGTACCATCAGAGTTCTTTCCGCCTTTATCCATAGCTTTCTTGTGGGCTACATCCTTGCCATCACCTTTCTTAACCTTGCCCTCTTTCATTGCTTTGCGTCGAGCAGCATTACGCTTGGCACGTTTCTTCTTTTGCTCTTCAGTGCCTTGGTAGTTCTCGTATTCTTTTTTGTAGTTACGTTTCTTGGCTGGCATTTCTACCTCCTTCAGTATTCCAGATGCTCGTGTACTGATACGTGGTTAGTCACTACAGGACGCCAATCTGTATTAAATTTATTACCTTTACCCATGTTGCAGTCTTCACAAAGCACTTGCAGGTTAGAGAAGCACAGGGCTAGATTCGGTTTGTGTGATTTAGGTATTATGTGATCTACATGTACCACCACTCCATGTTGTTGTGGGGTACGGTTGCATATAGCGCATTGTGCTTTATACGCCTCTAATACTTGCATTCTTACTTCGCGCCATTCCTTTTTTATTTCTGGGCTATCCCATCTTTCATAAATATCTTCACGTTCGACCCTACGATAGTGGAGTTTAAGCATGTCTTCTAGTGCTACTTTAGGATGTACACCTTTACTAGCACGCCATCTTATCTGCTCAAAAATGTCCCACTGCCAATACTCTATATGCCTACCACACTTTTTTAATCTGTCAGTGAACCCTTTTGTAGGTTCTTCATGAAGCAGTGCACGATACAAATTTTTTAGTAGGTATAAATTTATTTCTGAATATTGCGGAGACCCAAAATTTTTTAACGTGTCTAACAAAGGTTTATTGAGGTATGTCCTCATACTGTTGTAAAGATACCAATCGCTATTGTCTTTATCATCAGTCCACCACACTACATTACAGCGTGGGGCATCTCTTCTAATATCTTCGTCAAAAAGATTTACTTGTTGTGGTGCACAGACTATACGCATATCATTTCCTATTATGCTCGCAGCTAGTCACCGGACAGAATCGACACAGCGGCCCGTCTATCGGGTTCCATACACCTTCATCAGCAGCTACTTCAATCCGTTCAAGTGCTTCGTCAAACACACCGATGTACGACTTGTACATGTCTGCGGTATGTTCTTTAGTTACAAAGCCATCGCACACTACGAATGACAATGCAGATTTAATTCTTTTAACTTCAGGGAAGTTTATAAACACAGCCCCTGCAAGTAGGTCTAGTTGCTTAGTATCCGCATAGTTCGCGGTCTTACTTGTTTTATAATCAACCAGATAAGCTTTTTCTCCGTTGACTATTAGTAAATCAGCTATACCTCGGTACCAGACGTTCTTATCCCAAAAGCCTAATGGGCTAAACTCGTCACCGTCTCTCGCTACACCAAGCCTAATCTCACAATGCTTCTCGCCTTCTATCCGGTTGAAAGCATCGAGAGTAGGCTGGATGAAACTGTATTCTTTAGGTAGCGGCTTGTTGTCTCTTATATATTTCTCAGCAGCACTATGTACTTTACTGCCATACGCAGTAGCTGCATTACCCCTGTCCTTCACGTCTTTTTTGACGTTTAGGTGGTAGTATTTTTTGGGGCATTGCTTGAAGGTATTAACTTTGCTGTAGGACCAAGCGGCCATAGTTTTTCCTTAGTGCTTCTTTTGGTAGGTGTCTAAGTATTCGATATACAGACTTTCAACAGCATCTCTCCATCCTGCTAGCATAGCTAGTTGTATAGTAGGAGGTTCTTCAAGAAAGCCCGGTGCTAACATTACTGTTCCTTGATGGGTATCTTCATCCCAAGCCAGCGCACCTACTTGTATTGCGTATTCTTCTTTATTCATTACAATCTATCCTCGTATTCGCTAACAGGTGGTACGCCCGTAGCCGTTAGTTTACCTTCCTTAACAAGCGCAAGACGATTAGCTTCTTGTGCAGCAGCTATGTCTTTTTTATTTTGTCCGGTGTACGCGACAGCCAGCTTTTCTTTGATGAGTAGTTTATTAATGGTCGTCCGTCCAACTTTGATTTCACCCAAGTACCTTCCAAACTTTCCCTTCTCTCTTGTTCGTAGCGCATAAACTCCTCCCAACTTGAGAGCCTTTTGGGCGTAGGCTTTTGCGAGTAACCCATGAGCTTTCTCCTGTTTATTTCTAGTGCGACATTCCGGAGTATCGATGCCGAAAAGACGGATACGCTGATTACGAACCCAACAATCAAAACCAAGATCAATGTCAACATCTACGGTATCTCCATCTACGACTCTAATTATTGTTGCTTTGTATTCGTACACTAGTTAACCCCTCTGTAAAACACATGTTTGTGTATGTTAGTTGTAACCTGCCACGTGTATGCCCACTCGGGGAATACTTTGGTGCTGTGGTAGTGCGTTGCACCTCCTGTAATATCAGGAATCAACCCACTTAGGTGCACTATGTATAACGCATCGCGCCAAGCTCGTTCATCGTGCGGGTCTTCTGGTTTGCCATCACAGTAAAAGCTGAACTGGCACATGTTTCGTATCGGGTTACCGTTCCAGTAGTAACCCTGCTTTACTACATCACACGCATTGTCTGGGTAGCGTGGGTCTTCGATTCTGTTTCGGACTACGTGAGCGACTGCAATCTGCCCTGCGTCTGGTTCACCTCTAGCTTCAAAATAGATAGCTAGGGCTACGCACATCAACTGGCTCACCATACCTACTCCTCCTCTACAATCTTCTCTCTAAGTATTGCGTCTTCCCAATTTTTACACCACGGGCAGTACCAACCTTTACGGAAAGCTTTCGGGTGTTCATCACCGTCTTGCTTCTCTATATAGCCAAGCACCTCAAGCATCTTCTGGCCGCACTTACACTTCTGTTCCAACTCTTTATACATCTTTATTTAAAACTCGAATAAACGGGTCTGGCATCACCTGCTCCGGCCCTTTGTGTACCTTCGGTACTTTGAACCTGTTACGAACAGGGTTGTCCACCATCGGTCTGCCTATCGGGGTCTTTAACTTAACCCCGTGATTGTAAAGTATTGTCCTGACGCTGTTGGGACTTAGCCCTAACTCAGTAGCTATATCAACACCCTTCATACCTTTGTTTGCCATAGATATAATCTTTGGGTGCAAATCTTTATGTCCCTTCTTCGCCATACCTACCTTCCTCTACTACTATTTAACAGTATTCCAATCGTGCTTTTTAGTTAGTTCTCTGGCTTTAATGGTTAGATACTTTTTTCCTTTCCTATACCTTTCATATTTTTGCTTAGAAAACTTTTCCTTCTGCTTTTCAGTAAGAGGTGTCCACTTAAATCTGTCGATGGCCTCTAATAACTCATCGTGGCTGTACTTTCCTGACCAAAGGCAACCGCTAAGGTTGGGCGATCTATTTGCAACAAATGCTCGCACGGGTTGTTTGCTTACATACATCAGTTCATATCTTTTAAGGGCACAACTTTCTAAAAAAGTATCTACTTTACCCCAATCAAGTTCCCCCTCGTAGTCATTTAATCCTGTGGCTTTTTTAAAGAAAAAGGCTTTTACACTCGCCATACTGCCTTCACATTGCCATCCGTTGAGCAATTCTCTATCCCAAAGTTCTTGAAATTCTTCCTTACTCATTTTCGCCATCTCCGTCTTGTTCCTCTATAAATTCTTCTACTCTTTCTAAGGCATCAGTAAGCCTTTTAATCAACAATATGACTTCTTCTACGTCTTGTTGTTCCAACTCTATTCGTACTTTCATAAGCTCCTCAATTCAATGCGTGCCCTCTCAAGGTAGGGCACGACTAACCTTAGCGCGGTTTCCTCGGCATACACACATCAGAGAAAGAGAACGCCTGTCAAGATATGGTATTGGCACACCATTCTCGACTAAGGGGAGTAGTTCCAATGTTGTATGCTGCGGGTGTTTTTAGGGAGAAAAATAGTAAAACCCTGCCCACCGCCCGCTGGGGCCATCAACAAGCTCCGTAGGAATCACCATACCCACCCTCGCAGTCGAGAGGCAGGTCTGGTGCCCATTTGGGCCTGATCTTCATAACTTTCTCTACTAGGCGCATACCTTCTTCTACTTCATCCTCTGGGACAATGCACCCGATTGCATCATGTACGGTCATCACGACTTTGTACTTCTGGGCTACGCGGAGCAGTTGTTCACCGATAACAATCCGTGCCAGTGCCTGACACACGTTCTCGATTACCTTACCTCCATATATTCTAGTATCCATAAGCGCCCTACCCTTGCGGGTCTTGTACAATAACTCCGATTTACCCTCTTCGTCAGTCTCTTTTCGCAATTCTGGGTACTTTATATACAGGCCGTTGGGTAGCCGGATACCGCTATTCCCCTCAACCTCAAGTATATCGGGGCGTCCGAAAGAGCCAGTCTGGTCTTTCATAATAGTATTTAGTGCCCTTCCTGCTTCCCGCCATAGCCGTGGTATCTCTGGGTATGTCTCTCTGTATACCTTTATGATGCGGTCACATTCTTCCTGTTCTAGCTCCACCCCAAAGTTTTTAAGCTGGGCCTTAAACTTAAGAGCACCCATGCCATACCCTGCACCTAGTATAGTAGTCTTACCAACGAACCTTTCTTCTTTGTTTATCTGGTCTTCAGGCTTGTCGTAGATAGCAGAGGCCATTATCTTGTATACGTCGTCCCCTCTGTCGAATGCCTCAACTAGGTCGTCCTCCTCGGCCAGCCACGCTAGTGTCCGTGCTTCTATCTGAGACAGGTCACAGTCCACAAACTTGTACCCAGCAGGGGCGCACATAGCCTTCTTGAGCTGCGATCCACGGGGTAGGTTCTGCATATTTATCTTGTCGTCACCTCCCCAGCGCCCTGTGTGGGCCGCGTAATAACGTAACGGGATAGGTAGTGTACCCCTACCAGCTATGTCAATGAACCTCTGGGTGCGTGTCTCCTCGATGGTAGACCTTACTCCTAGTCTAGCAGCCACAATGGCTTGAACCTCTGGGTTCTCGTGTTCTTGGAGTTTTTTAAGCCCTTCATCACTTTTGGCAAATGCGTAAGTCTCCTTGCCTGTTGTGGGGCTTATTTTGAGTGGAGGCTCGATGCCATATTCCCGCAGTAGTTCGGCAAATTGTGGATTACTTGTGAGTTGTTTCTTGTCGTGTTTGACCTTCGCCATTAGGGCTTCTTTCTTACCTACAACATCCTCAAGGTGCGCGTTGAGTACACCTAAGTCTAGGCATAGCTTCGGCTCACTAAACATACGGATTGTCAGGTCTATCAAGGCCAGCTCAAAGTTCGGGAAATCTTTCTTCAGCACGTTGAATAACTTAAAGGTAAGTTCTACGTCCTGTACGCAGTAGCCACCGTAGGCTTTAAGTTCTTCTGTTGTGAAGTCCAGCCGCTTCTTTCCAATAGCACTGTGCACCTCGGTGCCTTTTTTACCCAGTTCGTAGTATTCGGACAATGCAGCCAGACTCCCACCAACTTCAATGGAGTGGATAGCCCGTGCCATTGCTAGCGTATCAGCAATCTTTTTAGGTCGGATGTCGAAGTGCCAATTGAGGATCGCCATGTCAAACATAGCGTTGTGTGCAAGAGCAATGGAGTTGTCCCAATCAAACTGGGATAGGAATTTTGCTATTTGTTTTTTGCTACCGGAAAACCAAAGTGGGACCGAAGCTTGGTTACTATCATCGCTCGACCAGACTTT